CGGCATTTTCGCTGACGCACCGTGTTTCGTTGCCATTGGCGAACGTCGGAGGATATCTCGGAAAAACTGTCCAGGTTGATCTCTTCCCGAGAGAGTGCGGCGACCTCTTGTCGAACATGTATCTCCAATGTTCTTTGCCCGCGTTGCCTTCCGGGAACACCTATACGGAACTCATCGGTCGGGCGATCATCGACAAGGTGGAGTTTTTGGTCGACGGCATTGTTTACGAAAGTATCACTGACGATTGGTACGTGATTCATGACCAACTCTTCCTCGACGCGGACGAGAAGCTCGGTATGTACCAGGCTGTCAGCAACGGCACACCCGAGGGCACGAACGTCAGTGCAACCTCGGCCATCAATCTCATCGTGCCGCTCGACTTTTTCTTTTGTCACCGTTTTACACACGGCCGAAAACGCGACAAGCCATACTTTCCACTGTGCGCCGTCACACTGTCAACCGTGTCCGTCCGGTTCACATTTAACAAACAGTCGTGGATCACCGCATCGACCAATCCGATCGACTTGATTAATCCACGGTTGCTCATCGAGGAGGTGCACCTGACACCCGAAGAACGCATGTACTACCGGTCGCGCCCTTTGACGTTCAAGGTTCCGCGCGTCTGGAAGGAGGCCCGGCAGACGTACACGAACGGTCTCGCCCGCCTCAACTTTACGGCCAATTTTCCCGTGACAATGATGGTCTGGTTCGTCAGAAACAAAGCGTACGAAGCGGACGATCGAAATTTTTTCGAGTCGCGGTACGCGTACGGATACACGTCCGAGTACATTCAGAGTGCGACGCCCGTGACGTTCTTTAACGGTGTGTCGCTCAGGTACATTGATACGATCGAATACGCGACATTGTACCTCAACAACAATAACGTTCTTTCAAACTTTCCGGGCGGTCTGTACTATACGTTCAAACAGCCAATCGACCACGGTCTCTCCGTGCCGACAAAGAGCATGTACATGTATTGTTTCAGCGAACGGCCAGCCATTTACAACTCGGGCGGCTCAATCGACTTTGCGTCACTCAACGCACAGACGTCCCATTTGGACATTAAATTTTTGGACACATATGCACCTCAGATTGCATCCCAGTTTTCTCTGAATCTATTTTATTATGGCTATGTGACTTTGAGTGTGAAGGACGGTCTGTGCACACTTTTGAGCTAATCATATAGTCGACAATTCCATTCTGGAGACACCACCGAAGAAAGTTGAGCTGGGCGCACGTCGTCGTAAACCCCTTGAACTCGATACGTTCGGTGCGACAAAACGGATCGAACAACTTTTTGGAATACCCATCCAGGCTCGACTTGTAGGCCACGAGAACAGTAAACTGGCGACCGTTCGGCGTCTGGTAGGTGACATGCTGCTGCTTCGAGTAGTTTGTCACGAACCACTCGAGGTTTCGAAGCGAAATACCCTTGCGGTGCGTCAGAATATCGCTCAGCTTTTCAAAATGCTCGGGTTGCTCAAAAAATCGCGTCAGGCTTTCGAGCAACAGTTCGGACTTGGCCATTGTCCTAGATGCGTTTCATTTTTTTAAGGACCAAAAATGCAACGAGACCGACGATGATTGTCCAAGCCACCTTGTGATCCATGCGTCCGTACGCCTCTTGGAGCTGTGTATCCTGTGCGTACTCCTCTTTATAACCGGGTGGCTTGAACGGCAGCCAAAAGTACTGACCGAGTGGAATCAGTGTCGGTCCGAGCGCCGGCGTGCACTTGTAGGCCCAGTCGTACCACGCGAGCGCAATGTACGGGAACCACAACAAAAACAAGAGGACATACAGGTTTTTATGCGGTAGGTACCAATAACCACCCGCGAGCGCTGCGCTAAAAATGACACATTTGATATTAAATTTGAACGGGTATCCTGGAAAGAGACCACCGGCCATTAATTTACGATTATAAATTAAACTCAACACTTCCACTTGGCCTCGCACTCCATGCATGTGACATATGTCGTCATAGGCTCGTCCGCGCTGCGCGTCTGCATCTGGTAGTAGGTGGTCTTGTTACTCTTGCACTTGCCACACTTGAACACGCCCTCGTAATCGTCATTCATCTTCGCCTTGGCCGCTTCAATCTTCAGCTCCTTCGTCTTGTGTGCATACTCCATCCGGCTCATCGGTCCGTTTGGCCACAGCTGCATGGGTGACATTCCACCAAGGTCTTTCGCCTTGATCACCTTTTCTTCAATCGACTGAACAAGCCCCGGATTCTTCTTCAAGTTGAAGAGGACACTCTGGACGCGGTGCTTGTAGCGCCACCGAAACGACCGGTTCTCCCAGCTCGGCGCCTCACCCATTCGCTTCGTTTGTTGGACCGTCCATGTAAAGATGGACTTTTCGGCATTCTTGTGATGCACCTCGTTTGATAAAAACTCGGAAAGTTTGGAGACTGCATAGTCACGGAGGACGTGGCTGTTGGCCATTGTATGTGAGATGTCTTTACGTGCGTAGCGACCCAGGGCGCTCGAGACACGACTCTATTTTTTGTTCATGGCTTAAAAATGACATGCGTCAAGATATCAACAAATGACGACCGTTGCTAAGATTCACCAGCTTATGGAGCGCGAGGCTGAAGCGAAGGAGTCGGTGAAGAATCTGCGCGACGAGCTGAATGAGCTCTTCGAGCAGACTCCTGTGTACAAGAGCGTGTTTGACGCGGCGGTCGAGACGACCAAGGCGCACAAGGTGTCGGAGAAGGTGGCCAAGGCGCACGCGCTCAAGGTGGCTCGCATGGTGTACACGCCAAAGGAGGATGCCGAGACTGACGAGGCATAAAAGCAAGCTCACTTAAACTGTAAATGGAATGACCTCGATGATTGTGTGCATGTCGGACAACATCACGATAGGTAATACGTGTCATTGCTGCGCTGAACGACGTCTCCTCGGGCTCTTACGAGAACAAGCTCGACGAGAAGGTGTTGCGCCCGCCAGGTTTTCACATTGGCTTCATAGAAAACATGGGACTTTTACCGTGATGAGAATGCGTCGCGACGGTGAGCCCGGTATTTCTCTCCCGTGTGTCATCTGTAGAAAGGTGCTCGACCGGATGTGCGTCCAGTGGCGAGCCCACATCGGAACGGTGTGGGTGACGCAGTCGAACGCACCTCCGTCCCGACCGACCCAAAAACAACGCGCGCTCGTGTTTCACAACAGTCTCTTGTCTGTGCCGTCCAGCTGAAGATACCACCGGGCGTTTCGAACCGCCTCCATGACCGTCTTGGCTTCGACACCTTCGACAGTCACGTACTCGTCAAACTGGACGTCCCATAGACCCGGCTCGGACTCGGACGCGTAATAGTTTCGGGTCGACACGTCCGAAATAAAGTCGAACGCAGCCGACTTGGTCGCAGCATTCACAACCGTGCCGTTCACAAAACGCCATGCCGGAAAACTCTGTGGCGGGTCGGGTTCGGGAACGACGCGACAACATTCCCACATCATCTTGTTTTACGTGTAATACCGAGCGAAGCCTCTAACGTGCTTTTGGCGCGCGCCAATGGTTTGGCACGTTTGAGTACGAGTTCGTCGACCGGTTGGGTCGTGACGATACTGGGTGCATTTTTGGGCACACCACGTGTCATGGGTGTCAGGTCCGGCATGATGTGCTTTTCCCACGGCATGGTGACAAAGTAGTTGGAAGAGCCGTCTCGAAACTCTTGGATGTTCATGACACCGCCGAACATCTGGAGTGCGACGCGTTTGGGTGCGCATCGTATTGGCGTGTATCTGTTTCCGTTTGAGTGTTTACGCATCAACGCAATGTACATTTGCATCTCTCCCGAACGTGGTCCACCCTTGTCCAGAGCGTACGTCTTCATACACTCCCACGAACAAAAGTGTCCGGTTGTCGAGAACCGTTTCGTCCGGTCGTCGTACTTGTACGGACAGTGCAGCGAAGGGCCGACGAACGAGTGACAACACCACCAACATACAGAGTTGGACGTACCTGTCATTACCCGTTAAAGAACACCTTGCTTTAATTATAAGATGAGTCTTTTATCTATCGATGTCGGAATTAAAAATTTGGCCATGTGCCTTATGGACCCTCGAACGAAGAAGATTCACCACTGGGACGTCAGCGGCGTCCCGCCCCAACACGCCGACGGTCTGTTTCCGGCGCTCAAGCATCACCTGGACGCCAAGCCGTGGTGCACGACGGCTCACACGGTCCTTATCGAAAAGCAGCCGGACAAGAATCGGACCATCAAGTCGGTCGAGCACTTTTTGCACACCTACTTTTTGTGCCACGACAAGGATGTGATTATATACGACGCTCGGCACAAGGTTCCGGATGTTGCCGGTCCCGGACGCGCCCGGTACATCCAACGTAAAAAGGCGTCGATCGAACGCTGTCGCGACTTTCTCCAGGCGACCCAGCCCGAGTGGCTTCCGGTCTTTGACAAGCACAAGAAGAAGGATGACCTGGCCGACACGTG